GCCTAAACTGGCACGAATACTTTGAAATTCGTGGTCTGCTTTTGGCACAGTTCCTGTCAATCCCCAACGAATAGGAGCATTGGCAAGATTGCGTGTCAACAATGTTTTTAATACATCGGCCTTGGCCATATGTACCTCGTCTACCATGACACAACTAACGCCATCTAACAATGCCGTCAGTCTGGCCAGCTGTTCTTCGCCGTCAAATTCTTTGGAACCTTTGTCCAAAATATTCAAACTTTGCCAAGTACAGATAGTATGTGTTTTATCAAGATTTTTTCTGTCGCCGTAGTAAACTCCGACGTCAAGGCCGCAGTTAACAAAATCTTCTTCTGTCTGTTCGACAAGACTTTTGTTCGGGACAATAGTAACTGTTCTTCCATATTTTTCACAAATTTTCGCCAAAGTTGCGGTGGTAATTGTCTTACCAAAACCAGTGGCAATTTCTTGAATACATTGAGGATTGAGTAGAAATTTGTTGATAACTTCAACTTGGTCATCACGTAGTCTAATTTTTTCGCCGGCAAATCTATGTCCTACTGGCCAGGTTTGATCACCCCAAAAATCCTCAGAAATTTCAGAGAAATTTAAGGCCACTGGTCTACGCAGATCTTCGAGTTCGATGTAGAAATTCTTTGATTCAAGATACTCTAACACCTGTGGCAACATTGACAAATAGGTTGTTCCGCCAAGACCGAAAAAACTGATGGTGCCGTCCCACCGACCTAATTTATAGGCTGGTCGATAGCGTGCAGTAGGGTCTTCATACTTGAATTTTTTGACCAGTGCCTTACGACTATCAAGATCTAAATTTTCAATCTTGATATTAACTTCGTCTTTGATGATAATTTTACACGAGGACAAATTCAAATTCCTTTTGTGATTTTTTCTCAGTGTAAAAAATCAAATTTTCATGATTTTCCACGAAATTTTTAATGGAGTAATGTACTCCGCCAAAACCTAAATTGATGACACAGTTAAATTTTACCTTTGATTTAACAAAAGGCTTAGGTAGCTTACTGCTGATAAAGACAACTTTAGTTTTTTCAGTGATAGGAGAATTTAACTTATTTTCTTTGACAAAATCATTGAATTTTTTATGACTTTCTGAAGGTAATCTAAACATCACAGACATCTCTGAGTTATCAATATCAATGCTCTTTAAAAAATCATAGGCAAGCTGTAATTTTTCCATTTCACTGCCGCCTGGAATAACCACCACTGTAGGTCCGAGGTATTTTACAAAAATTTCCAGGTCTGAAATTGGCGTATTTTTAATGTCTACATGGAAATTTTCACTGGGATCAGTTTTTAAGAATTCACGTACCAACGGAGTAACCATGTCACTGTCGAGAAAATTAGAAATTGTCTCATCCCAGATAGAAATACCATATCGACGTGAAATGAACACAGCTTCTAAAATGTCTGTGGTTGTTAAATCTGGAATATTTTTGGAAATATTGACAAATTTTAGTCTGTTGTCTTTTACCATTAACATAGGTACATGTAAATCTATGTTTTGTAAAATTTCTGTGGTCTGGCTGACATATTTTTTAAATTCTTCGTCAACTTGGAAATTTTCTTTGTCAGCAAGATTCATTAAAAATTGTATATTTGCCTCTGTGACCGAAAAAATCCATGATTTTTCGTCTTTGTCCCAAACAGCATGATTTAACTCATCTCTACTTTTTCTAATCTGTGTAACATACTCTTCGTTGTAAGGAAATTGTACCTTGGCCACACGACCCCACTGGCTATCACTGACAATATCTATTTTTTTGGTATTGTTCAGTTGTCTAAACTCATACCTGTAAGTGGGATTTTCCAAAAACTGAGTAACATTTGTTTTTAAATGATTGGAAATGTCTGTAGAGTGTCTTTTTAATATTTTTAAAGCCAGTGTAGCCTGTTTTTCCGTGAAGCCACGACCTTGACCAATTTGGTCGGCAAAGCTATAGACCAGTTGAGAGTCCCATTTGTTCAATGAGAACTTATAACCTAGTGCTAAAACGGTGATTAAGTCTTCTACATTCATGATTTATTATAACACAAAACAAATAAAAATCAAAGAGTTATATCTTCAAGACCTGCGGCTCGAAGTTTAATAATATTGCTTAATTGCCATTGCTTGATGTCAAGGCCTTTAATAATACCAAGCCACTGATTGCGTAGCATGGCAAATTCGTTGATGATTTTTTCCATATCAACGACGTCTGCTTCGCCTTCGACATATTTTTCACAGTCTCTACTACTCAGAGCACGTTGATAGTTCTCCAAATATTTTTTAAAGGCCTTTGAACGAATACGTCTCAGTTCGATGTTGAGATATTCGAGAATAGCTTCAATCTCTTGAAGTTGGTTAAATCGTTGTTCAACAATTCCTGGCAAAGAAGCAGAGGCCTTCTCCACGTTTCCGTGGATCTTGACCTCTTTTCTAGCTAGTTCAATTTCGTTGTAATAGTGATCTAAACAACTTGGGAGATGCGCTATGTCTTGGGAGACTTTAGCGTACCAGGACATAATTAGTCCTCGTCAGCTTCGTCAAAATCCCAATTATCTTCCTCGTCGGGATCGGCTTCTTCTTTTTCTTCATTAATAACAAGCTCAATGGCATTGTCTAAATGCGTATCATAGCCCATAAGTCCTTCGAGTGTAGATAGCTCTACATCTTTACCTAACAAAAAGTCAACGTATTGATTAGCGGCAACTTCTTTGTTTTTATCAGAGATATATTCGCGGAATACATCCCACAGTTCAACAATTAGATCTTCTTCCATCATGCTTCCTCACTATCTTCAGCAGTAACTGGCTCTGCGGCTCTTTCTCCATTCTTGGAAATGTCTTCCATCATGATAGACAAGCCTTCCTTCTCGTTCTTTTCCCAAGCCTTGCGGAATTGTTTGATAACTTCACCTTCTGTAGTTGTGTAAACAAGACTATTACCTTCTTTTTTCAACATACCTTTGGCCTCAAACAAATCAACTAAACCACTGTGTGGGCTCATACCAGTTGAGTATGGAATCTCAACTTGTACTGCTTCAAACGGCTTGGCATAACGAGTTTTCATAATCTTACAAGCACTACGAATGCCGTTTACGGTTGTAGTCTTATTACCATCTGCGTCAGTTTTCAATTTCAATTTACGCATAGCAACTACAATAGAACTTGCGTAGATGAAACCTTGACCGCCACTGATTTTATCGTCTGGATCGAACATATCTTGACTGGCGTATGTGTGGTTAGTACAAACCATACCTACATTCCAAGAGCCAAACATGTTTACACAGTTACGAACAAGTGATGTAAGTGCCTTGGGCTTACGGCCCATGTCACCTTTCATCTCACCCGCTTCAAACTGATTAACGTCAGTTGGAGTCAACAACATACCCAGTGAATCGATAACAAATAATACCTTTGGACGATCGCCATCTGGTAGTGTTTTGTAGTCTTTCATGAATTCACTAATAGTTTTAGCTACGTCGTCAATCATGGCCATGTTAAGTTTTAGAAGTTTATCTTCGCTGGTGTCAACACCTAGGTCTTCTAACCATTGTTTGTCTAAAGCGTTTTCACTGTCAACTAAGACAACAAAAATACCTTGTTCTTGTGCCGCTTTAATAATGTTACCAGAGCAGATATATGATTTACCTGCGCCAGACTCACCAGCAAACACAGTTACCTTACCTAGCGGAACTCCTTTGTAGAAGTCACCAGAAATAAGATAGTTTAGAGCATAGTTCCCTGTGCTGATCCAATCAGTTGGATCATTAAAGCCTATACCAAGCCCGTCGATAGACTTGGTGATAGACTTACGGAACTTCGAAATATCGAAGGCTTTTCCCATAGTCTATCTCCTAATTAAGTAGTTTGACGCTTGCGGATCATCGCAATGATGTCTGCGGCACGGCTGGAAGCATCACCGCCTGCTGAGCTTGCTGGAGCAGATTCTTCTGCTGCAACAGCTTTAGCGGGTGTTGCGGCCGCAGTCTCAAAAGGGATGTCATCTTCATCTACCGGAGCAGATGCCTTTGGTGCTGGAGCTGCCGCACGTGGAGCAGATCCTGTTGCTTGACCACTACCTCCAAAGCCTGCTGGCTTGAAATATTGACCCCAACGATCCATGTCAAATGCTTCGCCGTCAACTGACGCTTCAAACATTTCTTTCATAACTTTGAGTTCAACTTCGCCTGGTTTCTTAGGCAAGAAGCTCTTCAAATCATGAAGACCGTATTGTTGGATAGCGGCATTTTCTGCTTCGCCTAAAGCACGTTCACGACGAGCCCAAGTACTAGTAGAGTAGTCAGCGTAACCACCTTTGCTGGTTTTAGCAATCTTAAAATCCAAACCACGAACGTAGTCTGTTGGCAATTCTTCGATCTCTGCGTCCATTAGTGCGTTCTTAACAATGTTAAAAATCTGGCTACCAATGATGAATCGACGAATTGGATTCTCTGGAGTTTTGTCCTCTTGGTGCTTGCTGTCAACAACAAAGCCTTGGAACAAATAAGATTTCTTTTTCCAGTACTTACGACCCATGTCTTCCAAAGATTTGTCTTTGAACCAAGGACGTACTTCTGTCAAGATTGGGCAAGTCTCGCCCCACATTTCCATACATGGAACTTGAACAGTAACCGGCTTGCTATTGGTTTCACCTTTAACACCAGCGAAAGGCAATTTGATCATTGCTCGTTCAATCCAGAAGAATGTGTTGTTTGGATCAGCGTCAGGTAAGAAACGAACCATTGCGGTTGTGCCTTCTGCGATGTTCCAATGGGGGTAAATTGCGTTGTCACCACC